GAGGTGGAGGATGAGATGGGGGGGCTGGTGCTGGGGGGCGGCTAGGAGGGGCCGGGGCGATCGCCGGACGGGGCGGATGCTTGGGTGTGGGCGCTCAGCGAGTTGAGGTTGGGGCGGCAGGGGGGGGCGCAGGTGCGGGGGTTGTAGGGGCGGAACTTGCGGCGGCGCTTGATCGTTTCGGGGGCATCATATCAAGGATTTACGGAGTGATGCGCATGAAGACGGTCAAGATTTTGGGTGCCCTGGTGGGCGTGACTTTGGTGGCGTCCCCGGTGCTGGCGGCGTCGTTGAGCAGCAAGGAGCGGGCGCGGGTGGCGCGGGCTGCGCCGCGCGATCGCGACGATGTGCGCTATTGCCTGCTGCAGGGCAAGAAGGGCCGCGACAAGGGCACGGTGATCGGCGCGGCCGGTGGGGCCGGCGTCGGGTTGCTGGCAGGCGGCGGGGTTGGCGAGACGCTGCTGGGTGCGGGCGCGGGTGCGCTGGCCGGGCGGGTGATCGGCAAGAGCGAGGGGACGAATTCGACCTGTGACCGGGTGTTGGCGCGGAATAGGTGAGGGTGGTGCGGCTGATGCGGTTTTCCCCTGTAAGGCAGGGCAATCGCATATGACACCCAACCTATCCAAAGTCGTCACCCTGAACTTGTTTCAGGGTCCATCTATCACCACGAGCCGCCGTTTTTGGGGCACGATGGATGCTGAAACAAGTTCAGCATGACGAAGAAAATGGCGTGCGCTCCATTTACGATAGCCCTGCCCTGGAAGGGAGGTGGCAGGGCGTAGCCCTGACGGAGGGGCGTTGCGGTCTCGATAGGGTGACACCCCTCCACCGGCTTCGCCGGTCCCCCTCCCCTTACAGGGGAGGATTTTTGCGTTTCAGATGATGGGGGTGTTGAGCCCCTCTCCAAGCTACGGTAGGCGGCTTCGCCGCTGACCTTCGCTATCCTCTCCCCCGCTGGGGAGAGGATTTTTTTATGGGCGGGGACAAATCCATGAAATTCTTTGGGATGAAGGCGGCGGCATCTGCGGATGTCCGGCCAGTGTTGGCGCGCGCCTGGGGGACCGGGGCGGTGGCTTTGGGGGAGTGGCCGGCCAGCTATGAGGCGCAGGTGCGTAGCGGGGTGATGGGCAATGCGGTGGCGCAGCGGGCGATGCGGTTGGTGTCCGAGGGGGCGGGCGCCTGTCCGTTGAAGGTTGGCGGGGTTGAGGATGGGGCGCGGGTGTTGGCGCTGGTGGCGCGCGCGTCGGCGGGGCAGGGGTTGGTGGAGACGCTGGCTTGTCATTTGTTGTTGCATGGCAACGCCTATGTCCAGGTAATGACCGGGGCGGATGGGATGCCTGCCGAGCTGTTCGCGCTGCGGCCCGAACGGGTGAGCGTGGAAGCGGATGCGCGGGGGTGGCCTGCGGCTTATCTGTACCGTGTAGGGGAGAGCGTGACGCGGCTGTCGCCCGAAGATGGCGCGGGGCGGCCGAGCGTGTTGCACTTGAAGGCGCTGCATCCGCTCGACGATCATTATGGGCTGGGTTGCGTCGGCGCGGCGGCGGGGCCGGTGGCGATCCACAATGCGGCCAGCGTCTGGAACAAGGCGCTGCTCGACAATGCGGCGCGGCCGAGCGGAGCGATGGTCTATGAGCCGGGCGATGGATCGGTGCTGTCGCCCGACCAGTTCGAACGGGTCAAGCGCGAGATGGAGGTCGCCTTTGCCGGTGCGGCCAATGCCGGCCGGCCGATGCTGCTGGAGGGGGGCCTCCGCTGGCAGGCGATGAGCCTGACCCCGGCGGAAATGGATTTCGTGGGGTTGAAGGCGGCGGCGGCGCGGGAGATTGCGCTGGCCTTCGGCGTGCCGCCAATGCTGATGGGGCTGCCCGGCGACAATAGTTACGCCAATTATCGCGAGGCGAACAAGGCGCTGTGGCGGCAGACGATCTTGCCGCTGGTGGCGAAGATCGGCGCGGGGTTGGGGCAGGGGCTGGCCGGATGGTGGCCGGGGCTGCGGATCGAGGCGGATCTGGATGGCGTGGCGGCGCTGAGCGATGAGCGCGCGGCGCTGTGGGACCGGGTGGCGGCGGCGGATTTTCTGAGTGGGGATGAGAAGCGGGCGATGTTGGGGATCGCTTAGTGGTCGCAGGCGCGCGCTTGGTCATTCCAACGGCCGCCGCTGTCGAGGCAGCTATCGATGGCGAACCAGTCTGCACGCCATATCCATAGCGCGCCGATGGCGAGGGCTAGACCGGCAAGGATGAGGGCGGCGCGCATGCGATGTCTTTAGCAGGCGTGCCGACAGAAGGGCAGGGCTTCGACAAGCTCAGCCCGAACGGAAAACCAGGCAGGGTGGGCGCGGAGCCCCCTCTCCCGCTGCGACTAAGGCGGCTACGCCGCCAAGTCTCGCTGCCCTCTCCCCGTTGGGGAGAGGGGGTTAAGAGGAGGATGGGATGACGGCGGATGCGGAGATGCTGGCGCGGTTGGTGGCGCAGGCGCAGGGGGTGCCGGGCGCGGTGGACATGGTGATGATCCGCGCGCTGGTGGAGGAGGCGAGCGAGCTGGGCGCGGGGCGGGCGCTGGAGCGGCTGGGGCTGGCGGATCGGCGGGCCGAGGGCGATGTGCGCGAATTGCGCGAGCTGCTGCGCGCCTGGCGCGACGCGAAGAAGGCGGCGCGCGGGGCGGTGATCGGCTGGGCGGTGCGGATCGGGCTGGCGCTGCTGCTGCTGGGGATGGCGGTGAAGATGGGGTTGTTGGGGTTGGTGCGGGCGTGATGGGGGCGGATGTCGCGCTGGGCGCTTCTCGACTTCGCTCGAAGCGAACGGAGGGGGGAGATGCAGGCGATGTGCGCTTTGCGGGCTATGCGGCGATTTTCGATCGGGTGGATCGGGGCGGTGATGTGGTGCGGGCGGGCGCGTTTGGTGGCGCTGTGGCGGCGGGCGTGCCGTTGCTGTGGCAGCATGGGCCGGGCAGTGTGATCGGGACTGTCGAGCGGCTGGCGGAGGATGCGCGCGGGCTGCGCGTGATCGGGCGGGTGTCGGTGCGGACGGCAGCGGGGCGCGAGGCGGCGGCGGCGCTGCGGGCGGGCGCGATCGATGGGCTGTCGTTCGGATATCGGGTGAAGGCGGCGCGAGGCGGTGGAGCCGGTTTAGGGCCGCGCGAATTGCTGGCGCTGGATCTGGTGGAGGTGAGTTTGGTGAGCCATCCGATGCAGGATGGGGCGCGGGTGATTAGGGTGGAGGGGTGACATGCTGATTGCACCTATCCAGCAATGCCAAACTTTTCTGCTATCGTTTTGTGGAAGTTGCATCCCACCTTTATACCGTGCATTTTATACCGGATTGATATTGTCGTGCGACTCGAGTAGAGGCGCGTCAAATGTTCATCGCCTATCAATGTCATTTCGGGCATTGAACAAAATCATTTGGTAACCGTTCTTAGCTATGTAATGATCGGTCGAATTTACAGGAGTATGTCATGTCTGGATTGAGAGAAGGCCTTGACTGCCCATTCTCTGGGCACGGCGAAGATTTGGTCAACGTGAAATTTTTCCGTGGTACTCGTGATGACGTTATCACTGCCGCTGAAATGCTTGAACAATCCAGCCTCGCCGGGACGCAAGTGAAAGTTAAGGCTGCGGATGTCAGTCGTAACGCGCCCGTGAGTAAGCACGAAAAAATTAATATACGCGAGTTTGCTGCTTCGCTATAGCGTTCGTCCACTTGGGACGAAGATTTAAGAGCCTAGGTTATTCCTGGGCTCTTTTTGTTTGGGTTGAACGATGAACGCTGGCGACCTTATTAAAGTCTTTTCTACCTGCGAAAACTTGCCCATTGACGTGAACGATGTGCTGCGAGAGCTAAAAGCAGGCGGGTGTGAAGACGACATCGAGTTTATAGGGGTCGATTTTGACACCGAGATACTCCAAGGCAAGATCAAGCTTTTTCACCTGCGAGACGGACTTTACGGAGCGGAAACAAGACGTTGCGTAAACATCTACTACCATCGTGGCCATGATCCAAATTGGCAGCGCTTGATCGCTTGCAAGGAGTTGCTTCACGTCCTTGATCCTGACTGGGCTCTTACAAATACGATAGGCGATATCGAACGATTGGCGGAAAAGATAGGCTTGCCACCTGAGATGCAAGATCCTCAAGGCGATGGACTAGATGCGAATGTGGACCGACTAGCCGAGTGGAGAGCTGCAGCGTTACTCTTACCGCTCGCGGCACGCGATTTGCTGATGCCAGCGTATAAGGAAGGCAAGATTTCGCTCGCTCAAATTGCGATTTTAGCTGACATTCCGCGTAAGTATGTCGCGTTTGTTATGATGGATACATGGCCATCAGTTCACGCACTTTTGGTAAAATGAACTCCGAACGAATGTGCTTTTTTCTAACTGCGCCTAACCGGCGGAGCCGGTAAGGCTTTGTATCCTTCTCCCCGCTGGGGAGAAGGTTTGTTTTTCATAGGGCGGTCCCATCCGGGGCCGCCCTTTTTTGTGTTTTCTAGCGGGAGAATGACATGACGGATGCTTTGGAGAGCAGCTTTGATGCGGTGGTGCAGGGGGAGCGGATTGCGGCTTTGGAGGCGGATCTGGGGGCTTTGCGGGTGGCGATGCAGCGGCCGGCGTTGGATGGGGTGAAGGGCGGGGCTGTCGATCCGGCGCGCAGTGCCTTTGTCGATCGTTATGTGCGGCAGGGGCTGGAAGCGGGGGTGGAGCTGAAAAGCTTTTCGGGGGCTACGGGCGCGGCCGGGGGCTATGCGGTGCCGCGCGAGATTGATCAGCTGATCGGTACGACGCTCAAATCGCTGTCGCCGATCCGCGCCATCGCCAATGTCGTGCGGACGGGAACGGCGGGCTATCGCAAGCTGGTGAGCGCGGGCGGCATCGTGTCGGGCTGGGCGAGCGAAACGGGTGCGCGGGCCGAGACGGGGACGCCGGTCTTCAACGAGATCGTGCCGCCGTCGGGTGAGTTGTTCGCCAATCCGGCGGCATCCCAAGCGATGCTGGACGATGCGCAGTTCGATGTCGAAGGCTGGCTGGCGAGCGAGATTGCGCGGGAATTTGCGGTGGCGGAAGGGGCGGCCTTCGTCACTGGCAATGGGACGAACAAGCCCAAGGGGTTCCTGACCTATACGACCACGAATGAGGCGGACGGGGTGCGCGCGTTCGGGTCGCTGCAATATGTGGCATCGGGGGCGGCGGGGGCTTTCCCGGCGACAGACCCGCAGAATAAGCTGATCGACCTGGTGCAGAGTTTGCGCGCGCCCTATCGGCAGGGGGCGTGTTTCGTGATGAACTCGGCGACGCTGGCGGTGATCCGCAAGATGAAGACGAGCGACGGGGCGTTCATCTGGCAGCCGGGGTTGAGTGCGGGGCAGCCCGCGACGTTGCTCGGCTATCCGGTGGTCGAGGCGGAGGATATGCCCGACATCAGCGCCAATAGCCTGTCGATCGCCTTTGGCAATTTCCAGGCGGGCTATGTCGTGGCCGAGCGCAACGAGACGAGCATCCTGCGCGATCCGTTCAGCAACAAGCCGTTCGTGCATTTCTATGCGGTCAAGCGGATCGGCGGGGGTGTGGCGAATAGCGAGGCGATCAAGCTGATGCGGTTTGCGGCTTCGTAGTTGAGGCGCGGTGGTGGGACTCCCCCACCCCAACCCTTCAAACGAGTCACGTGCCTCGTTTGAACCTTGAGGGGAGGGGCTTTTTTGCGGGGCCATAGGTGGAGCCCCCTCATCCAACTTCGCCTAGGCGGCTGCGCCGCTAAGGCTGCGTATCCTTCTCCCCGCTGGGGAGAAGGTTTTTTCGGGCTTTGAATTGGGTTGATCCTCCCCTGGCAGGGGAGGTGGCTGGCCGCAGGCCAGACGGAGGGGTGTCACGCTATCGATAGGGTGACACCCCTCCACCACTTCGTGGTCCCCCCCCCTTACAGGGGAGGATTTTGCTGGTGGGGTGTCAGCGCTATTTTTTTCTGTGGGGTGGGATGGGGATCAGTGATGGGATGCTGGCGGATCTGGTGCGGGAGGTTTGCCATGATGGGGGGACCGGGCCGTTGCTGCTGGGCTGGGCGATGGCGGGGTATCGGAGTTTTGCTGCGGCGGTGGGGGAGGGGGTGGCCTTTCCTTATGTGATCATGAGCCTGGTCGATCCCGCGCAATGGGAAGCGGGGACCGGGACGCTGGATGGTGCGGGGCGGCTGGTGCGGGCGCCGGTGGCGTCTTCGGCGGGCGGGGCCGCAGTGGATTTTGCGGTGGGCGAGAAGTCCGTGGCGCTGACCGTGCATGCGGCCTGGCTGGAGGCGGTCGATACGCATGGCCATGGGATTGGCGATATTGCGGGCCTTGGCGATGCGCTGGCGGGGCGGCAGGCGGCG